CTACATTAGGCCGCAAGGCTGGTAATGATATGAAGAAAGGTGCTGGCTTACCTAAGATGGGTAACAACCCAGCAAGTTGGCAAACCGCTGACAAAGGTCTTGGCTTCAATGGACAAGAAGTAACAGAACAGCGTGCCTCGTCAAGCAAATGGAATGTGAATCAACATACTGGACATTTAAATGATGGCCGTGATGTTCAGTTCCGTCAAATGCCTAACACCAAAGGCAACATTGGTGAGATGGGAAGCAAGCGTGTTCCTCCAACCAGTGCCAACAACGGCAAAACAAACTTCAGTGACCCAGATAAGATCAACATGGGTGCTGGTCCTCGCAGTTATGGTGGTCCTGCTCGTTCATGGGATCCCAAGCGTGGTCAAAACTTTGTAGGCAATCCTGATAAGATTCAAGATCGTCAATTGTTCAATAACCGTGGTAACAAGGATCAATAATCATGCCTGTACAATATAATTCTACAGACTATTTCAGCCCAGCAGGTCCTACGGTAGCTCTAGTGGCAACAACCGTAAGTTCCTATGCTGCCGTAACAAGTCTAGTTCCAGTTCAGCGTTATTACATTACCAACACTGGCACAACACCTGTTCAAGTTCGCTTCCATGTTAATACAAGTTCAGGCGTTGCGGTATTGGCCACTCCAGGCTCACCAACATATGGTCCTGTGTTAGGTGCTGGTGATGACTTTACCTGTGCCCTTCCACAAGAAGCACAAGGTCAATTGCCAAATGGTTTTACAACTTCAGCAGTCATCAGCGTTATTAGTCCAAGTGGTTCTAATAATGTTTACATTACTCCAATGATGGGACAATAATATGGAAAAGAAACACATGTGGATCAAAGATGCTATCAAGCATCCTGGAGCACTACACAAAGAACTAGGTGTTCCCATGGGCAAGAAGATCCCTGCCAAGAAACTGGCCAAGGCTGCTAAGGCACCTGGCGTTCTAGGCAAGAGAGCACGCCTTGCTGAAACTCTAAAAGGATTTAAAAAATGAACTACGAAAAATTAAGACCCATGAAAGAAAACTTTGGTAGTGGTCCAAGGATTGGTAACACTAATCCCAGTGAGAAGCGTAAGAACTTCAAGGAAGGCAAGATGGAAAGAGCTGACCTTGCAGATCAAATCAAGACTGCTTACGCTCACCACTCTTGGGAGAAATCTAATACTAAGCATGACCCACAGGTTGAGCCTATCGTAGAAGAGATTAAACTTCCAAAGCGTTTTAAAAAGTCTTAAAAGGTTATGGGCTGTCCTTAACAGCCCTTCATTATATTTGAAAGGAAATGATTATGAAAAAGCCCACAGGCAAACCAGTAGATGTCTGGAATGATGAAATCAAAGAAGATTCAACACTAACACCAATTGAACCAGAAGTTTTAGACTTTGAAGAACCTATTGAAACAATCAACTCAGTAGACGCACTAAAACCAGAACCAATTGAATACAGCCTAGAAGGCCTGAAGTCAGACTTCCCAACTGCCACTGAGTTGGAGAAGTTTGTATTTGATGAGACTCGTGTTTCATTAAAGTTAAAAGGTCTAGCACCTGAAAAGAAATATGAGATTGCCCTAGCAGTTTTACGCAATGAAGACATTGATCCACGCTACATCACAGGTGCTAACCCTTATGTAGACAACAATGATCTAATCCCAGAAGATCCAATCAAACCAATTCCTAAACGCGATCCACGCTTGCCCTCTAACAGCCAAGTTATGAGTGTGTTCCACGATATGGCTGTGCCTCACCCTGACTACAACATGCGAGCAGTTGATGCCAAAGTTGTTTGTCAATTCAAGACCTATGATGATGGCAGCATTTCATATGAAATCATGGGACCATTAGAGAAACAATCATTTGGTGAGAAGATTGACAAGTATGGTCGTCCACGCCCAGAGAAGTTTGTATGGATTGATCCACGCACTGGTGAACAAGCCATTCGTTACGCTGATGGCACCTACACCAAAATGGGACAACGCCTACGCACCCTAATGGAAAGCAAGCGTGTTAACCGTACACAAAGTTTCTGGTCAGTTTGGATTGATCGTTCATTCACTCAGTTCAATCAAGGTGCCATTGACAATCCCTGGAATTGATATGCTAATTGATCTATTTGCCGCAGAAGACAAATACAATAAACAACGGCATAGAGCAAAACAGCGTGGAGTTGATTTCAAATTGTCCTTTGAAGACTGGATTAACATCTGGTTAGAATCAGGACATTGGAATCAACGAGGTAATGGAAAAGGCAAATACAATATGAGTCGCATTAACGATACAGGTGCGTATGAAATTGGTAATGTCTTTATCCAAAGCCATGAACACAATGCTCGTGACGGACATATTGGTATTCCTAAAACTCCTGAAGAATGTTTAAAAAATAGTTTAGGCAATTTAAAACGCTGGGAACAAAAAAGAAAGGAATTAATCCATGGACTCAACCAAGAACTTTGAAAAGCAAGTTCTGGACACACGCATTCTCCAGAAGGTAAATGGCGCACACCGTGAAGCCTTCTTGGAGAAGTTTCCAAATCAACTAGAACATATTCTACGCTTGATCACAGAGCGCCTACACCTAGGCCTAGACAAGCGTGATGGTGTGCGTGCCAATGATCCAGACACATGGATTCTCTCAGCAGAAGAAATTTGTTCATTGGCTGCGGCCATGAATCAAATAAACCAAATAAGGTCTAGCCTAAAAGATGTTCAATCATGATTGGGATCCCTATCAGAAGTTAGAAGAACTATTTGTTCGTGACGCTGTGCATGAACATAATGTAGATGCCATGGGTGAAAAGTTATCACAGGTTTGCCACCTAATGGAACAAATGGCTGAACAGATAAAACATTTGACCAATGCTGTGGCAGGCCTACAAAGACAAAATAAAATACTTCATGATAGGCTCACAAGAGTAGAGTTTAAAGAATATGATTGATTCCAATGTTATCATGCGTAGGGCTGTGCGTTGGGTCTGTGATGAACATAACCTAAAGCCAGATAGCCTAAAACTATTTGATACCTACACTCGCACAAAGTTTGAAGACTTTGCTATCAGTGTGGCTGATGAGATGCAATACAATCAGTTAAAGTATTTCAGGCCCTTTAATCATCAGATGAAGTTTTTTGCTACAGGCGGCAGTCCACGCAGAGGCATCCTGGCTGCTAACCGTATTGGTAAAACGGTATCAACATGTTTTGAAACTGCTTATCACCTGACTGGACTTTATCCTGATTGGTGGCCTGAAAATGCCAAGCGTTTCACAAAGCCCATAACCGTGTTTGTCAGTGGTGAAGGATGGGAACAGGTTGCCCGCGTTCTACAAGATGAATTGATTGGTACTAAAGATGTCAAGATCAAAGATCACATTGGCACAGGTGCCATACCCCGTAATTGCATTGTGCAGGATACCATGCGATGTGATGGTGCTAACATTTTGGGTGTTGAGGTTCGTCATGTTTCAGGTGCTAATTCATATTTGCTATTTGGTAACTACACGCAGGAAGTTCGTAACTTACAGGGTTTCAAATTAGATCTATGTGTGTTTGATGAACAACCACCTGACGCAATCTTTTCAGAATTAGTCACTCGTACTGCCACAACACAAGGACAGGTGCTTTGTTCATTCACACCATTAAAAGGCTTGAATGGATTAGTAAGTAAATTTTGGTATGAAGAAGATGGTTATGAACATGTTCGCGTAACATGGGATGATGTTCCAGAATATGATCCTTGGGGCGAACCTTTCTTGCTTATGGAAACACGCCGCCAATTGGAGCGTGATTATCTACCACATGAGCGTGAAGCTCGTATTGCTGGTGTGCCAGTTATGGGTCAAGGTGCTGTATTTCAAATACGCAATTGGCCCACATACAAGACTGGAGATTTTAACTTCCGTGAAATGAATGACATAGAGCGTGTGATTGCCCTAGACCTTGGATTGGTTCGTGATAAAACGGTTATCAGTTTGATGTATTGGAATCCACGCGAAAATGAAGCATGGCTACATTCTCAAATTGTAGTCAAAGGCACAGAAGAAGCCGCTCCTGTAAATTGGATACAACATCTAATGCGTTCAGAAGTATTTGGCTGTCCTATTGTTCTACCCAGTGATGCCAACACAGCGGGCCGCTATACAATGTCAGCCCTAAGCCTAAGGCAGATGTTTGAAGAATACAATCTCAATGTTGTTGCCCATCCTGTTATGAATCCTCCTGATAGTGAGGGCAAAGTAACTAATCACAAATCATTTGGTGTAAACACAATGCGTCAAATGTTAGAGTTAGGAACACTACATGTCAATGAAAACTGCGTGGAATTTCTGCGTGAAGCCAAGAATTATTTTGTGGATGAAAAAGGAAGATTTTCAGACCCTGATGATTGTCTAGATTCAGCCCGCTATGCTTTATTAGGTTGTTTAAATGGATGGTCAGAACCTTATGATCACAAGACTCCTCAACAGCGTATGGCTGAATATAGGATGATGGCTGAGAACATCAAAGCCCGCAAAGAAATTAATATACCACAATGGAAGCGTCCTTTAGAAGTTAGATAAGTCTAATCTATGCCTAATCTAAGAAATATATAAATAAAAGAAACCATTTAGGAATCCCGCAATGTTTGATAAAAGCCATTTCGTAGTATCAGAAGTTTACAATCCCACAGGACGCATGGAGCGTTTCTTACATCTAAAGCGTATCATGGATCAGAAATGTGCTGCCAACTTACGCTTGTTGGCCACCAAAAATAACATCAATCGTGCTAGTGATTACCACTACTTAAACCTAGCAGTTACGCAATCAACTGAACCTGTTAATGGTATTGACTACATTCACCCTGTGGTAAAACCCTCAGTGGATTACTCTACAGCAGTTATTTCTAAGGGCCTAATGCAGAATGGTGAGATCAACTTTGAGTTTGTGCCTGATAACGAAGATGACACAGCAGCCGCTCGCCAGGCTACTGAAATGGTACACAAACTAGTAAACCAAAACAACGATCCACATTTTATTCTACAGCACTGGATCATGGACGCCCTACTACACAAGAACGGCGAAATGATGATCAGCCCAGATCGTGAATTGATCACACGCTATGTCAAGACAACTGGTACCAACGATCAACTACAGGCATTTGA